GGCCCGAAGGGTCCGTAGCGAGGAGCGAATGATGACGCCCCTCTTACGACGGACGCTTTTGTGGAGCACCGCAAGCGAAGGGCCCGAAGGGTCCGTAGCGAGGAGCGAATGATGACGCCCCTCTTACGACGGACGCTTTTGTGGAGCACCGCAAGCGAAGGGCCCGAAGGGTCCGTAGCGAGGAGCGAATGATGACGCCCCAAATGTGTAACATTAAGGTAAGTACTTTTTATTCTTTAAATTTCATATTATAAAAATTTAGCGACGACAAAACCTCTTTAGGGGAAACCCGTGCGATTTAATGAGCCTGGGTCACTAGGTGGATGAGACGAAGTGAAGGAACCGTAGTGTTCCTCGGATGATCCCCCGCATAGGGCAGATCAGGAGAAGCGACAACCCGGAGGGACAATTGGAGCGGATAAAAAAATCCATTTTATTTTTTTAATATTTACAATAAAGTACATTTAAGCAGTTAAGGCGTTGTCGTACATTGGAATCTCAGTGACACTCATTCGGAAAACGTTAATAAATTGCGGTAGTACTATTGTAGCATCCGCTGTCATTGTCCATGGTTGTCCATTGAGATGTTCATCTTTAACTTGCTTTACGACAAATTCTTGGTAGTAATGGTCATTTTCTAAACCATTTTTCGGGGCGTGTATGTTCGTCGTAGCTACAACATCGGCATCTTCGGCACCTCCTGTAGCCAATACCTGGTTGTCAAATTCGGCGTTCGTCAGAGTTGGTAGTTTATATGCTATTGCAGCGTTATCCTGGCCGAAGTACCATACTCTTACTATGTACATTTTCGGGTATCGAGACCCTGGGAAGGAAACCTTTGCAGGTGTCCAATGAGTAGGGAAATAGTTGGATCCTTTGTATGCTAGTGATGCTATTTCCCCAGCATTTGTCATGTCTACATTACCAAATGGTGCATCGTTACTTGCAACTATAACGCTACCATCTTGAACTGGCTGACATCTTAAGTTCCATCCGAAGTATTTGTCCTTCGCAGCATCTTCCAGTGAAAGTTTTGGTTTGAATAAACGAATTTGGTAGGAAACCCATAATTCTCCCAAAACTGCGTTTGAAGCTGGAATTCCTTGATTTGCTAGAATGAATGTGCCGAAGTTGTAAAACCTTTCATCTCCCTTTTGTGACTCAGGTTCGGAGGCGATATATAGGTTTGTGAGTGGTGTTGCTCCTCGTGCACATTCAACGAAATGTGTCATTGTTTCGGAGGGTTTTCCAGATTGCGCAAATTCTGTGTTTTCCAATTCTTCTTTTGTTGCAGGCGGGTCCACTGTAGGGTCATATTGTGTTGACATAATTACTGTTCCCTGTGCACCATTACCGCCTGTTGTAGAAGAAGCTACGAACACTTCTGCGTACATGCTTCTGTATGTGAATGCAAGTCCTTCCAATCTGTATTCTTGGAAATTTCTGGCAATTGAAGAAAGCCATGGAAATGTATTTGGATCTCCAGGGTTGATGTTGTAGGCAGAACGGCTGAGTAGTACAGGTGATGTAGAGGACATTACGTCTCCCAAGAATTCTTTGTTGGAAATGACAATGGATCCGTCTTCTGGAGCTCCATTAGAAATTCTTGGTGCTTGTTGTCCGGTCATTCCTCCCTTTCCTACTTTCGAGTAGGATCCGTATCCAGTGTATCTCTTAATGGCAGATCTAGCTGTCGAAGCTAGCAGTCTGCCTGCGTAACGTTTGACTCCTGCAACTCCTCTTTTTCGGTAAGCACCATACGCGCGGGCTGCGTACGGGAGAGCCCTGGCTGCCATCGTTGCGGCAAGTCCATAGTAGGATCCTCGTCCGGTATATCGTCTACCACGGTAGCGTGTAGAACTTGCCCGAGACGGGAAACGATAAGCACGCGTGCTCCTTCGTCGATAGGTAGGTAGTCGACGTGAATATCTTGTAACCATTCTTTATGGTCAAATACCTTCTGTACTTTGTGTGGTTGTTGTTCGGTTGAAAACTGAAGTGGTCTCTTCCTCAAAACTGCCGCGTTACTCCTGTTGAATACGGAGAATTTACTCGCCAGTTTGTCCGTGGGCTTCAAGCAAAACAGTGCCACGTCAAAAACGGTAACCTTACGCTGAACTTCCGAAAAAACGTTACTAATCAAAATAAAGTGAGGTCTTCCGGCTTAGGAATGGCCGAATATAGAGGGAGGAGTTGAGGTGTGGTATATATGTAATACTTAAACTAGTACTTGTATCTCTACTAACCTAGTGTAGTGTGCAGATACCCTGCGGATTTTGTAAGTACGCGTGTTCGAAACCGCACTACCTACAATTAAATCGGAATTAATTTGGTGCGTTTATGCTAAGTCTCTGTTTCAGGATGAATGGCAACAGTCGTGAATTCACTCCCTTCCCAACGCTGTCTACGAAGGCGCATGGGAGAATTACTTCGGGTCGCTCCTCAAGTGTCACCACTCCTGTGGGCCCGAAACAACGCAAGACACCTGGCAAAGCGCGAAAGGTGTGTTCTCCCACCGCAAGACTTGCTCGAGCTACCGAGAAGCGCGCTAAATGCATGGAGGCTTCAACCAAGTTATCAGGGTATTTCCCTAAATCTAAGGACCAACAAGTGGACCTTCGAGAACCCATTGTACTATCAAGCGATGATGGGTCACCCACGCCGACGCAAAAGGATCGCAACTCTCGAAGAGTTGAAGGCCTTAGTAGAGCGAGACGATATGTTGAGTTGGAGGCAGAGTGCGAGTCCTCTGAGGCTGAATCCCACCGTAAGAAGGGTACCTGCCATACTGAGGAGGACGCAAGTGAAGAGGAAGAGGGTAGTCCCACAGCAGGGGGATTCATTGTGCCAGATGATAAGTCGTTATCATCGGATGAGGGAGATTCTGACATCGAAGATTGGGCCGACGTCGCAAGAGCAAGGAGAGTCCCCTACAAGCCCGGAGAGAAAGAGAGAGAGAAAGAGCGAGAGTCCGATAGTGAGTCCCCAGTTCCAACTGCAGGAGTTGGATGGTCCCCTTGTAGACAACCTCCCTCCCCTCCCAAGTCCCCTATCAGGTTGGATGAATCAACTGATGTAGAGGAGGAAGTTCCGATGGAGGAGGAGGAGGTAATAGTGGAACCTGGGGAAGAAGTAGCCCCTCATGCGGAAACGGGGAAGTTTCACCTGAAGGCGCAGTTCCTGCTCCTTACGTACAAGAGTCACTTACCGAAGGCTGAGTATGTGAATTTCCTTAGGAGTGTAACTAACCGCCCAGATGCCTGGGTACGGTTGGCGCATGAGACGGGTGATAGTAAGTGTCCCTACAATCATACACACGTAGTGGTTGATCTAACCAAGCAGTTGAATACTACGGATGTTCACAAGTTCTGCTGGGTTAACCCTAACATACCCAACAAGGTGGATAAGTGTAAGAGAATCCACCCTCATATAAAGAGGTTGGTTGGTACAAAAGCGTTCCGAGATGCGAAGATCTACATTAGTAAGGAGGATCCAGAGAATAAGGACTTGAAAGCTCTAAGTAACGATGAGATCCACAAAGGAGCGAATTTGGTGGAGAAGATACAGAGTGCAGGGAGTTTGAATGTGGCATTGCGAACTACCCTGCGGAAGTTGTCAGACGCTCCTGGTATCATACAGATCTTCAATCAGAGACACATGGGACAGCAGAATGTGGAGATACCACCGAAACCCGACAAGCCTTGGGCTGTAGACCTTCTAGAGGAGGTTAAGGGGCGGTGTTCCTCCACAGATCGTAATGTGATCTGGTATGTGGACTATAAGGGTAAGACTGGTAAGACTTGGGTGTCTAAGTACTTAAGTGGAGCTTATCGGGATGAGACTGGATACGACTGGTTAGTACTTCGCGGTGTGAAGAACGGGGCGGATGCCTTTCAGCAGATTGTACTTGGAGCCAATGAAGGATTCCGTTACAAGGGATTTATTGTGGACATTACTCGTGGCTCTAAGTTTAACAGGGAACTGTACGGTTACTTGGAAGCGTTTAAGGATGGAGTTGTAACTTGTACTAAGTACCAAGGATGCTTCCTGCGGTTCAACACCCCTTGGGTTATAGTGTTCAGTAACTTCTGGCCTCAGGTGGAGTTCCTAAGTGATGATCGCTGGGATATCCGTAAGATTGACCGTGAAACCGGTCTCGCTACCAAACTCCCCTACGATGCTGAGGCTCCGGAACACTACCGTCACTGTAAGACTTGCCAGTGCGGTAATGGAAATCACTTTGGGCGCATTGAGATACTTCAGGAGAGACCTGGCAATTAATAAACCGTTCTCCAAGTGAGACGACATTAAAAACAAAAACTTTTTTTTACTGTTTTTTCAGTGAATGTATGTGTGGACTTGATTTATGTGTTGACATAATGTATGTTTGACTTAACGTATGTGTATTACTGATGTATGTGTACACATATGTATGTGAGAGGCGATGCGGAGCGAGCCGCATAAGTGTCTAGTGCATTTCCCAATGATTCTAATGAAATCGCCGCAAGGCGTAGCCCAAAGCCGCGAAATCGCTTGCGCTGAATTTTTGGCACCCCCCCGGAGAT